GCAGGGGAATTAGCTGCTGATCTTTACAAACAAAAATGGACTAAGGATCAAGGACTTGAGATATTAAGCCAAGAAGGTGTTAACGCTACCGCTACCGATACTATTAACAAAGAACTACTGTTTGATTCTAATGTTGCTAACCTAGACCCAAGAGAGATAGTACAACCTATATCTGATAAGATTTTAAAGTTTGTTAAAGAAATAACTAGATCAAAAGATAATCCAGCTATTGGAACATTTATACATCTACTTGCTCCTATAATGACAGTGGTAGCTAGAGGTGCAGGTCGTTCTATACGAGTGGGAGTTCCTATTATACCAGCAGCACAAGCAGCTAGGAATCCTTATAACCATAGAATAAAAAAAGTAGAGGGACAAATTAGGGATAAAGATAATTACATAGCACACGAAGAAACTACACCTCAAAGAAGAGAAGAACTACAAAAAGAAAAAGAGGAACTAGAACAAAAAATAAAAGAGTTAAAAGGAAGAAGGATAGCTTACCACCGAGATGCTATAACAGATACTTTAATGGGTAGTGGCATGATGATAACAGGTTATGGAATGGGTGCAGCAGGTGTAGCTGTAGGTACTTTAGCTTGGATGACACCTGAGCAGCGTAAAAAGTTTCAACATAAAAATCCTAAAGCCAAAGCTAACACAATAGAAGGATGGGGATATAGAGAGTTTTTTCCTTTATCTATAGCTTTTGCTATTGGTGCAGACTTCGGAATGTACAGTGAAATGAAAGAGTTTACAGATGAAGAAGGAAAGCCTATTTTAACAAAAAATCAAAATGCTGTAGGTTTTATTATAAGGTCAATGTCAGAACTTTTTAAAGAAGTGCCTGTAGCAGGTGGTATAAAATCTTTACAGAAAATAGCTACAGGGGAAAGTGAACAGATAAATTCTGTTATCGCTGATTGGTTAGGTTCTTTTGGTTTAGTGCCTTCTCAAATAAATAAAATAATGAAATTGCATTTTGAAAAAGGAAGCGTAGAAGAACTTAAAGGAGGGTCTTGGCAAGATAGAACAGCTTATAGAGCAGTAGGTCACAATCCAACAGGTAATAAAAAGACGGATCACTTTGGAAACGATATGCAATCTCCTAAGACTTGGTTGAACACTTTTATTAGATGGGCACCAGATAGATCGCAAGAGTTAAATGCTTTTGATATAGTATATAAAAAAGATATTGAGGGTGAAGGACAACTTATTAAACCTCCAACTCAATTTCCTATTAGTGATTATAGCGGAATAGATATGTACAAGTTTGTAGATAATAACGGTGTGTCTTTACATTACAGATTTAATCAAGAAGTAAAAAAATCAGGATTAGAAAAAACTATATTAGAGACTATAAAAAATAAAAACTGGCAACAAAGATGGAAGAAAGGTTCTGAAAGAAGAACAGGCACAGTAGATATAACTTCTGTTGCAAATCCTGCTTTACAAGTTTTAAACACAAAGTTTAGAAAAGCTTATGAACGAGCAGCTAGGAACATGATAAAAAATAAAACCTTAATGAAAGAATTTATAAGCGAAGAAGAAAATAAAGCAGGAACTGCTGAATATAACAAATATGGTCCACACAAAACATTACAACAAGTAATTGATACAGCTAAAGGTAAATCAATTATAACAGGTAGACCTGTGTCAGTTGAAGAAGTTTTAAATAGAAATGATTTAGAAGAACTACTGCAAGCTAACCCACAATTACAACGCATTGACTAAGTGCTTGAACTTTTATCACAAACAAATTAATAATAGATTACTATGGCTAATACATTCGTAGACTACACAGGGGACAATACGACTACCTCTTTTGCTTTCTCTTTTCCTTATCTTGATGACTCTCACATTGTAGTACAAGTAGATCAAGCCAGCGTATCAGGCGGTGCTTTTGTTACTAAGACAATAGTTGATGACTACACCATACAGACTTCTCCATCTAAAGCTATCATATTTGTTACTGCACCAGCTACTGGAGACAGGATAAGAATTAAAAGAGACAGTGCATCTGAAACAGCATTAGTAGACTTTGAAAACGGTAGTGTACTTACTGAAGTAGAACTAGACCGTGCTTACTTGCATAACCTATATCTTAATGAAGAGATTGAGGAAGGCAGCGGTAAGAATGTAATGACTAAGAACTCTGCTGGTAACTTTGAAGCTGACTTAGCTAAGATAGTTGACCTAGCTGATCCTACTGCTGCACAGGATGCTGCCACTAAGAACTATGTGGACACTGAGATTACTACTGAAAGAACAGCTAGAATTGCAGATGTAGATGCTGAAGAGACTGCCAGGATTGCTGGTGACGCTTTGAAGGTAGCTAAGGCAGGGGATACAATGACAGGTGATCTAGGCATGGGCAGTAATAAAGTTACTTCCTCTGCTACTCCTTCTACAGGTAATGACTTAACCAATAAAACTTATGTGGATGCTGGAGATGCTGACCAAGTCAATAAGACTGGAGACTCTATGAGTGGTGAGTTAGCAATGGGAAGTAATAAGATTACAGGTCTAGGTACTCCTTCTGCTTCCACGGATGCAACTAATAAGTCTTATGTTGATGCTGAGATTGCTGCTACTCTAGCTACAGGTGTTGCAGGTGGTCCAATAGATACAGCTAACATTGCTGATGATGCAGTTACTGCTGATAAACTTGCACACACTGCTGTTACTCCTGCTGCTTATACTAATGCTAATATAACAGTAGACCAACAAGGAAGAATTACAGCAGCTTCTAATGGGACTGCTGGTGGAGAAGATAATGTACAAGCTAATTGGACTGAGGCAGATTCAGGTAGTGATGCTTTCATTCAGAATAAACCTACATTAGGTACAGCTGCTGCGTCTGATACAAGCGACTTCGCTGCTGCTTCACATACTCACACTGCTGCTAACATTACAGACTTTGATACAGCAGTATCTGATAATACGGATGTTCAGGCAAATACAGCTAAGGTTACTAATGCCACACACACAGGAGATGTTACAGGTTCTACTACTCTGACAATAGCAGATAACGCTATTACACCTGCTAAGATAAGTTCTACCGAGACATTGCTTAATGTTAATGACACACAAGGCACTATAGGAATAGGTATACTAGCTAATAGTTCAAGTAGTTCTCCTAAAATTAAAATGGACGGAAATGTTCAAATAGGAAACCAAGCTACTACTTTAGGTTCTAGTGAACTGGCAGTAACAGGAAATGGATCGAGTCATATATTAACTGTAGAAAATACTTCATCAACAGCAACAGACACATCAGTGCTAGTAGTAAAAGGTCCATCAACCACCGTACAATTGAATGATACTGTAGCTCCTACCAATTCAGGAACTTATAATATAGTTTCTAATACTGGGTTTTTATCCATAAGTTCAATAAATGATAACGGTACTAACAGGCAGGAAGTATTACGAATTGAGCCAGACGGACAAATCCACATGAAAACAGGGATGACAATAGCTTTCGATTTATAACACAATGACCGAACAACTCTCCCACTTTCTTGATACTGCTCTTGGTGTTATTCTAGCTGTTATAGGCTGGATGATTAAAAAGCTGACTGACAGGTTAGATAACGATGAAAAAAGACTGACCAAGATAGAGGTGGAGTTAGCTGCTCAAAGTGAAAGAGATACTGCGGTTGAGAACCGTATGAGTGGTCTTGAAACAAGTGTAAAAGAAATTAATACTAAACTAGATCGTCTAATGGAGATGTTAATGAAAAGATGAAAAAAGGACTATACGCAAACATAAACAGAAGAAGAAAGCTAGGCATTAGCCGCAGCAAAAAGAAATCAACTATATCCCCTAAAGCTTACAGTAACATGAAGCGTGGGTTTCCTAAAAAGAAGTAGGATGGCTAGGAGTGTATCACTATCTCTAGGTAGAGGTGAGAAGTCTCGTAAGGGTGGTCTCACAGCTAAGGGCAGGGCTAAGTATAACAGGGCTACAGGTTCTAACTTAAAAGCTCCTCAACCTGGTGGTGGTCCTAGAAAGAAGTCTTTCTGTGCTAGAATGTCAGGAGTCAAAGGACCAATGAAAGATTCCAAAGGCAGACCTACTAGAAAAGCTTTAGCCCTTAGACGGTGGAAGTGTTAACAGATGCCTAGAAGACCTGTAGTTCGTATTCACCCTTTGACCTTTCAACAGCGTACTATCGCTGCGTCTGCTGGTGCTATAGCTACAGACAACAAAGAAAAAGCAGAGACATTAGAAACACAGGTTGAATCT